TACAGGTTGAACACTTCCTTCCACTTGTCGAAGTCACCCTTGACGTGAATCTTCTCGGCGGCGTCTTTGTTGGTGCTGGATGGTGGGCTGTAGAACACACCGTCCTTGGTAATCTCGCGGTCGCCGAGGATGAACTTGCTGTCTCCATCGGCCCAGCCAAATTGGGTTCTCATGGTCTCTGCTTTCTTTACGTACTGCAAATTCTTAATGAACGACACGACAAACGATGCGAGGTTTTCGTACTGCTTGTGGTGCGCCACGACCCCTTGGTGGGCCAACTGCTTGCGCAGGTCATCTTTTGCAGAAATGGATGCTGTGGAAATACTGAACTCGCGCACACCATCGTGCGGCAGGTGCAGTCGGAACAACGCAACTTCCCCGATCTCGGGGTCCTTCATGCGCTTGACCACGTACAGGTCGTGCTCGTACACCAAGACTGGTTCGTCTTCTTCCTCAGTGGCTCGGCGGTAGATGCCACCTTTTGCGCCGCGGAAGAACGGGAACGGATACTCGGGTATGTGGTAGTGGGTCTCTTCGCCAGTCTCTTCGTCAGCGACCACGAACTCGTTGTCGTCCGGGTCGGCTTCTTCGATCTCCATGCCGAGCACGATCGGGGACTTGATCTTGCCCTTGTGTGGGCAGCCAGCACATCCAGTCGGGTTCAGCTTCTCGAACGTAGCGCAGTGGTGCGGTCCACCTTTGGCGCGGAGCTGTGCGATCTTCTGGTCAACCTGCCCGGGGTCATACTCAGGGTGACCCTTTGACATCTTGTGCGCGGCGGCATCACCATCGGAGCAGAACGCCGCAATGGAAAGCGCGGAGCGCCACAGTGGTTCTTCCACAGAGGCTTGGTTCTCGAAGCAGTTCAGCAACTGCTGGCAACCGTCACCCTCGGCAGACCGGAGCATGATGGCCTTGAACTTCTTGACCTTGTTGCCCATCAGGGCCTCCATCATCGGGCTCATCGAGCGCGGGATGAAGTCGGGTACATCGTCTTTGGGTTCAGGTGCGCCAAGTAGCTCTTTGAACTGCTCGTACGTCAGACGCTGTGTGTTCTCATTGAGGACTGTTACCGCCTTGGGGTCGTCCTGCTTGAAGTTGAAGGTGCCGGGGATGCGCAAAACACGCGAAGCCTCGAACACTGAAGAGTCAACGATCAGCCCTTGCTCGACACACAACTCACGGAGTCGGTTGGCAAGTGGTTCCCAATCGCGGCGGGTGACTACCTCTTCAAGTAGCCAGTAGGCGTGAATCCCATAACCGGAACTCACCAGAATCGGTCGCGGCATGCCAACGGCCATGCAGAACTTCTTGAACTCGGCAAGCCCAATCTCTTGGGTCAAGTAGCCCTTGATAACACCCTTTTCGTCTGGGACACCCTTGGTGGGTCCGCAGTCAATGTCCATCCACAGTGCGCGGAAGTACGTGGCGTTCTCGTGCGTTCGGTTGTTCAATGGTCCGTACTTGGCACAGCCAAAATACGCATCCACTTTGCGGCGAACAAACTCAGCGGCTATTGCATCGACTTCTTCTCGTGTATCTACAAAGCGTTGATCTGGGTAACGACCGTATCCGAAAACACAGTACCGCCCCTCCGTGGGCAACACGGTGTCGAGTAGGTCAAAACTGGACATGTTTTATTTCTGTTTGTTGCGGCGGCTCTTGATGCTGCGTATGTATTTCTCGATGGCGGCGTGTGTGTCTGGGTGGGGCACTGAGTCCCCTTTGAACCAGTTGTAAACGGCCATGCGACTGACTCCAAAAGAATCAGCAACATGGCTTACGCTTACGCCTTCAAGAATACATACACGACCCAAGGCTACGCCCAGAGATTTGATGCTGGCCTTTTTGTTGGCGTACACCAAGCTCTGGCTGTAACCATAGCTCATGCTTACTCCTCGTCAGTCCATGCGGCGACCACGGAACCCAAGTCCTTCTTTGCGGTCGGAGCAGGTGCGTCAGCTTTTTTGCTTTCGCGTTTGGTGGGTTCGGCCACAGCATCTTCAACCGTCACGGGTGTAGCCGCCACGGGCGCTTTAGCAGCACCAATACCGGGGTTGGGGGCAGCCAACGCAGGGGCACGGCCAGACGCATCCGCTTGGTACGGAGTCATCAGGACCATCTTCTGCACTTCGGGCTTCACCGCTACTGCGCTAGTCACAGCGTACTCGGCCTTGTTGATGAAGCGCGATGGTGTGAACAGCACCGACTGGTTGTCGTTCTCTTCGTTGAAGCTGATGGTGGTGACCACGTAGTCCAAGCTCTTGCCGTTGTTGGCGAGGTACTTGGTGTAGTTGCCAAAGGTGTGGGTGTTGTCGGCAGTGCTGTCACCGAACAACGACTTGGATGCCAAGTTCATTTGGTAGATTTCACCTTCCAGCGAAGTACCAAAGTCTTCTTCCAACACCATCGCGATACGCTGGCTGTAACGGCAAGCCTTGGAGTTGCCCATGCCCGAACCTTTGATGTTCTGCTGGCAAGAGTCGCAACGATCGGATTGCGCGTTGGCTGAACCTGCGTCCGGGACATTGCCGTCATTGCTGAAGCAGTCTGGTGCGCTTGGCTCGGCATCGGGGGTCCACTGCTTCGCGTAAAAGATACGGCCGACTTTGGGGGATGCGTTCACGATGATGGCGTTGATGTTGCCTTTCACCTTGCCCATTTCCTCGCCGCCGACTACTTTGCGGAAGATGCCGTTTTTCGGCACGATGCGTTTGACACCGGTCTTACCGGCGAGAGATTTTGTAAGGTCACTGACACCTGCTTGTTGCAGGAAGTCGGGGAGGTCTTGATTCAAGAGTGTGATATTGCTCATCTTAATTTCCTTTGGAACGTCTAACAACCACGGAGTACGAATTTTCCACGTTGACCCCGATGGGGAACGTGTCGGGATTCTCGGAAAGAAACTCTTTCAGGTGTGTCTGATGAAGTCTCTTTTCCAACAGGCCAAATGCATCGTGTTCTTTGATGAACTGATACATCGAATCCCAATCATTCGTCCAGTACCGTGACTTTACGGAACGGATGATCGTGCCATGTGGGGTGCGAACGCTGTCGGCGTTCATTTGCTTGCAGACTTCGAGCATCTCGGTCTCGATGATGCTCATCTGCTCTTCAAGTTCTTTTTCACGGGCCTCGGCCTCACGGCGCATGTCGTCCCGTTTGTCGCGCATCTTGAGGTAGACGGCGGTCAGTTTGTCTAGGTCATATTGGGGGGAATCTTGCCCCTGAACTTCTTCGTCCATACTTTTTCTCCTTGGTTGGGGTGTACTCTACCACAACTCTTGACACTGTCAAGAGGTTTCTTCAAAAATTTCTTCTTGGTAGAGGTCGATGATTTCTTTGTGTCCCGCCACGTTGTTCTGCAACATGGAGTACAGGCGGCTTTCGACTTGGCTTCCACGGATGTGGACGATGGTCATGGGATTGACCTGACCGGGGCGGTCGATACGTGCGTTGGCTTGCAAGTACGTTTCTACGCTGGTGCACGGAGCGTACCAAATAATGGTGTCGGCGGCAGTAAGGGTAAGCCCGTGGGATGCGGCTTGCGGTTGGATGATGAGCACCTTCGGTTCTGGTTGCTCTTGGAACTGCTTGACCACGTCCGCGCGTTTGTTCACCGACACACTGCCGTTGATGATCTCGCAAGCGACGCCGTTCTTCGTCAGGTGCTTCTCAAGTAGGGCGATCGAGTGGGTGAAGGGCACAAAGATCAACACCTTGTTACTGCACTCGTCCACGATCTCCTGCACCACGTTGAGTCGGTTGCTCACGTCAAAGTCCACGACCTCGCCTGTGTCGGTGTAGATCGAGCCGCATGAAATTTGCAAGAGCTTGTTGATCTGCGTGGCGGCGTTGACGGCTGAGATTTCTTCCCCTGCGGCCTCAATCATCATCTCCTTCTTGAGAAGTTTGTAGAAGCCAGATTGCTGGGGGGTCAACGGGGCATCGCGTTCAACGAACGTCAGCGGGGGCAGGTCAATACACTGGCGCTTCTCAAACCGGATTGCGGGTTGCAGTGCGGTGTGCACGATGTGCTTTGCAGTCGGCTTCGGGATGTACCGGTACTGGCTGACCTTGGTCATCACCATGTCTTTGAAGTGCGTGAAGAACTGCGGTACACCTTTGGGGTTGACCAGCTTTGCCAATCCGTAAGCATCCGCAGGAGACTGCGCCGCCGGAGTACCCGTCAACATCCACAAGCCCTTGATAACTCTTGTTAGGTCTCGCAGGTCTTTCCAGCGGCTTGTCTGTGCGTTCTTATACGCAGACGCCTCGTCCACAACGATGAGGTCAAACCCGCCGTTGATTATCTCGTCCTTGATGATGCCGACACCATCGAAGTTGATGATGACGAACTCGGCACCACCGTTGATGATCTCCTTGCGCTTACGTGCAGTGCCATAAGCGACTGCAACTGTGCGGTGGATCGCAAACTTGAACAGGTCACCCTGCCAAGCCGACTTCATGATCGACAAGGGGCAGATAACA